TCTTTAAATGATGATAGTGAAGGGAAGGTATCCCTTCACACATCTTAACCTTTAAATTAAAACTATGAAACCTTATACAATACACAGATACTATGGGGGGGAATACCCTGATGACGTACTCCATACCCAATCGCTAGACGAAGCATACACGCATGGTCAGAGAGCAGAGCATTATACTATTACATCTAACTGGTACGAAGTCGCACTATCTTATAAGAATGATGGTGGCACTGAAACTATAGCCAGTGAACAAATGCTACGCAAAGCCATGATAATTGGTACTAACCTTAAAGCTACTATTGGTCATGACTTAATGCAGGATGTAGACTTTGTCTTTATTGATAAGTGGTGGTGTGAAGTGGAAGTGGTCAAGGTTGACAAACAGGGTAATCCAAAACAATGGGTATTCTCTGATTCAGTCAAGGATGACCATTTTAATACAATTATTAACCTTTAAATTAAAACTATGGAAAATTCATACACAAAATGGCTTGAGTATCAAGATACGGAAGGCGAAGACTGGACAATAGATGATGAAGGGATAGTAGTTATGGCAGACGAAGACCTTCATAGTAGACAGGATGGTTACCTATGGTTTCCAACTAAAGACAAAGCGACAGAATATTTAAAATCAGTATTAACATTTAAAACTAAAAACAATGGAGTACACAGAAAAAGAGTATAAGGAAGACATATTAAAAGTAACTAGAGTAAGATATTTTGAGACTCATAGAGGATGGGGATATGAGTGTCGGACTAATGTAGGTGGCATGAGAATAATCAATGAAGGTAGAGGTGGATGCACATGGCTACAGAATCATAGTGGTATCAAGCTAACCAGTGAAGACTACGAGAAGTATACTGAGGCATACCTTGAATCTTTGATAGATAGCTATGAAGCTACACAATCCAAGTAAAGAAGGCATTGATATCATTGATGTTGAGTGGTTTAAAACTGATCAAGATCGATGGGGTGCTATTGAGAAATATAACTTACACATTATTAACCTTTAAAACTAGAAACCATGGAAGATGTACAAGAAATAATAGATTTTTATAAAATTCAAGACAAGTTAATAGATGTAGTATACGATTCGTTCCCTACAAATAAAGCAGAAGGGGATGCGTTAAGGGCTATATTTAAGGAATTGCAAAACTATAGAGAAAAATATATATTAAAAAAGCAGAGTTATGAAAAACAAGACACATAATACCACACAAGATATGAGACTTGCCTTCACTACCTTATGGAGTAAGAAGGCAGTACATAAGAACAAGAAGAAATTTAATCGTAAACCTAAACACAAGACGAATGAACTTAATTAAAAACGAATGGGAAGTAAAACCCATACCAATTAAAACCGCAAAACCTTTTGTTGAGGAATGGCACTATGCACATAGGGCATCAGCTGTAGCTGTATCGTGCTATGGATTGTATTATAAAGGGGATGCGAACAACTTGCATGGAATTTCATGGTGGATGCCGCCTCCATTATTTGCATCCCAGTCAGTAAGCCATGACCATAGAAGTGTACTGGCATTAAGTAGATTTTGCTTAGTGGATGACAGACCTGAAAATGCTGGATCATTTCTTATAAGTAAAAGCATTAAGTTATTAGATACAAAACGATGGACAACGCTATTGACTTATGCCGATACTGGAATGAATCATGATGGTGGACTCTACCGAGCATCAAACTGGAACTATAATGGACTCACAGGAAAGAATCCAATATGGTGGGATGTGGAAAATGAATGTATGGTATCTCGCTATCAGAATGGTAGAAGCTACAATAAAACAGAAATGATTGAGATGGGATATGAGTATAGGGGAAGGTACGCTAAACATAAATTTGTGTACCCTGTCCATCGCAGACGATTAATACATAAACCTGAACCTCAATTATCACTTGCTTTCAATAAAGAAGGCAAGATTATTAACCCTAAACTTAAACCTTAAAACTATGAAGTATATACTAAAAAATGAAAAGACAAACGAACAAGAAGAATATTTTTCCTCTTTTGAAAGAGAAGAAATAATTCACTGGAATGAATGGAATCCTGATGATTGTATTTCTTACCAACTCCTATCGTGTAGGGGATGTAGTGAATACATAGATGGTGTTCAGGAACGCTATGATTATCATGGCATCAGCACTGGTCACTATTGTCATGATTGCTATGAGAACAACTATCCTTATCGCAAGGATGCCTATCCTACAATAGAGACACATGGATATGGCGAAAGACTAAATGATGATTATTGAACTTTAAAAACACAAGACTAATGACACTATTAAATAGCTATGAAATGGAATTTCTCGCAGAACTGTGCGAGGTTATGACAACGAATGAATGCAATTATAAATGCATAACTGTATGGAAAGAAGACACCAAAGATTGCATGATGTTTACTGATGAGGCACAAGATATTTTTAATGACCTATACGATAGATATGAAGATATGTATATCAATATAGTAAAAAGGAATATAGTAAAAAAGCCTCTTATGACTAAGACCAAACAGAAGGAGATAGACGATCACCTAAAAAACCTAATTAGTTTTTGGGGGATGTCTTGGTAGGGTAATTTGTTTTACCTATATTTGACATTGAACAAACATTTTTTAAACCTAAACCCACACACATGAGTAACCCCAAACACGAGAGTATACCTAGTCATGAACAAACCCTTCATGCAGACAAAATTGACCTTCAGGATATGGTGAAGGCAATATTTTTTTTACCTAACAAAACTAATCCACATGAAACAAGAAGTATTCAACCAGTACACAAAGAAGGTGACAAGCAAGACAAAAGTCGCAAAGAGTGACTTGTTTACTACCACAAAAAAAAGAGACGTTGTTGATGCAAGGCAGATGTTGTTTTGGTTATGTAGGGATGCGGGAATATCTGTATCCTACATACAGAAGTACGCCAAAATTAATGGTCTTACTATTAGCCATTCCTCAATTATTTGGGGAGTAAATAGGATGTCAGAGATGATGGAAACCGATGACTACGTTAACAACTTAATACAATCATTAGCATGACACTAGAGAAGGTCTTCAGGGAAGCTATGAAGCATAGCCTGTGCGCTACAGGAGAGTCAAGCCAAGAGATATATGCTCTGTGGCATGGCATTAAAATATGTAAAGATAAAGCCACTAATACAATCATTATTTATAACACAACGCTTGGCGGTAACTACTATGCTGAGATTAATCCTAACGAGTACAAGGCATTTATGGAAGAAGGATGGAAGACAGGCGTATATTTTGTGGCTTCATTAAACTATAGGCGAAAGCTAGAGGTTATTAATAAGCGCATTAAAGACCTTGTTAACAAGCCTTCCTCAACAGACAAGAAATATCGTCAGCTAAAGGAAAGTCGATCCCGTTATATAAAACTATTAACAAACACTATTATTCACTTAACTAAAATCAAATCAAATGAAAACTATTAACATTAAAGGAAAGCAATACGTTGAGGTCAATGAAAGACTTCGTTATTTTAGAGTGCATTTTGAGAATTATTCTTTAACATCTGAGGTTATTGAAAAGACAGATAGCGCTATTTTAATTAAAGCTACAATCAAAGACAAAGAAGGCAGAGAGTTGGCTACTGGATTAGCTGAAGAAGAAAAAGGATCTTCCTTTATTAATAAGACAAGCTATGTAGAAAATTGCGAGACATCAGCATGGGGAAGGTGCTTAGGAAACTTTGGCATTGGCATAGATACATCAGTAGCTTCAGCAGATGAAGTATCAAATGTTATTAATCAACAGGACAATAAAACCATTCCTGTGAAACCTAAAGCCACTATTCAGCATACTCTGGACTTAGGTGACGATAACTGGGATAAAGTTTTAAAGTATGTATCTGAGAATAAGGAAATGGGATTAACTAAAATTGTTAATCAACTTAAACGCAAGTATAAAATTAAGACTGAAGTAAAAAAAGAGATTTCTAACCTTATAAAAACAAAAAAATGAAAGGGGAAGCAAACATACTAAAGAAACTTAAAGATGATACTCAGTATTATGGCGAGTTTGGTCAGCAATTCCTAAGCAATAGTGACATTAAAGATTTGCTAAACAACCCTGCTGAGTTTAAGAAACCTACAGAAGAGGACAAGGCTCTTGTTGTAGGTAGATATTTTCATCAATGTATTCTTGAACCTGAGAAGGCGAAAGAGGTCGTTCACGTAGACGTATCCTCTAGGAACACTAAAGCATACAAAGAAATGATTATAGACCACCAGGAGTCTCTTACGACACTAGATAAGCCAATTCTTTTACTTACTAAAGAAAAAGAAGAGGTAGATGAGATGGTAAGGAGAATGAAGGGTAACTTTAAATTCTTTGATAGCATATACGCTGATGGGAATAAGTTTGAGTTACCTGCTGTAGGGAATATTATGGGCGTGGCATTTAAAGGGAAGGCAGACATTGTATGTAATGATTGTCTTATTGATCTTAAAACCACATCTGACATCTCTAAATTTAAATGGTCCTGCAATACATATAATTATGATAGCCAATGCTACATATATCAAGTGTTGTTTGGTAAGCCATTGAAATTCTATGTGATAGATAAACAGACCTTATTGATGGGTAAGTTTACCCCAACACAAGCATTTGTGGATAGGGGAAGAGAGAAGGTATCTAGAGCAGTTGATGTATATAATAGGTTCTATGGTGAAAAGGCTACTGAAGATGTTCTCAGCTATTATATTGAAGAAGAACTTTATTAGATAAAAAGGAAGGCATAGGTCTGAATGTTCCTACAGACCTTGCTAACCTTTATAGTGAATAAGATTCATTATAAAAACCAAACATAACAAGGAACATCATTTTAATTAACAAACAAATTATGAATAAAGAAAAGATTTTCGCAGATGGTTTCTCTTTTAGTAAAAGGGAAGGCGCACCAGACTTTGTAATAGGCAAAGTGGCAATTAAAGTAGCAGATGCTTTAACATTTATTAAGTCTCATGACAAGAATGGGTGGGTAAACCTAGACGTAAAACAATCCAAAGGTGGAAAGTTTTATATGGAACTAGACACCTGGACTCCTAAAGTGGAGAGAAAAGAAGTCTATGAATCCTCTGATGTCAATGATGACATAGTGGAAGAATTGCCATTCTAATAAAAATAAAGGGAGATGCCTATAGTCGTGAGATATAGGGAGGGTTGCTTCTTTAAAACATCTCCTTTTTTTACCTATTTAAAAGAAAATAAATGTATAAAATAAAAGAAATATTAGACCACATAGCAGAATCTAATGAGGAAGCAATTTTGTGGGATGGATTTGATGATTGTATAATAGGCTTCAGTGAGAAGGGAGTCGTAATATATGAGATGTCATTAATGATATCCACTCTAATGGAAAATGATGATATGTCAGCTGAAGATGCTATAGAGTATTTGGAGTTTAATACATGGAATTGTTATGTTGGCGATTATACGCCAATACATATAAGGGTATTCGATGTGGAAGCCATACGTAAAGGAATAGAAGGGCATGGATATGATATGTTTGGATTTTAATTCCAACTAATCCCATGTTGATTATGCTTATTTTTTTTAGTAAAAACTACAACTATACTTTATTATATATTTATTATTTTTATTTTATTTTTTTAAGGGAAAAAACTAACATAATTAACATAAGTGTTGATTATCAATTAGTTAGGGTATAAAATATTAACATAAAACCAACATAACTATGACGCAAACTATAACTATATTTAAAAGTATTCACGATACGTCTGCACCTTTCCACAGATCTCTAGAGCAAATACTTACAAGAATAAAAAATGGGAAGAGCAAAGATCTGGTAAAAATGATTAGGGATGCCACCAGTAAAGACCAGCAAGGCACACTAAAAAAACAACTTCCTGCTATATGTTTTAGTGGCACATTCTATAAAAGAAATGACCATGCCATCAATGAACACAGTGGTCTTATATGTCTTGACTTTGATGGGTATAGTAGCACAAAGGAAATGATGAAAGACAAAAAGAAGTTATCAAAAGACAAGTATGTGTATTCAGTATTTATAAGTCCCAGTGGACTAGGGTTAAAAGTACTGGTGAAGATTCCCGCAGACATACAAAACCACAAGAACTACTTTAATAGTTTACAAACTCATTTCAATTCAGATCACTTTGATGTCTCTACTAAAAATATTTCTAGGGTATGTTACGAATCTTATGATCCTCAGATTTATGTTAATTTAAAATCAGACCTATGGGATGTTATTGAAGAGAAAGAATTTCAAGAAGTTACTAAAACTAATACCTTATCCTCAATTCCAATAACTGATGACCAAAAAATCATAGACATATTAGTAAAGTGGTGGGAGAAGAAGTACCCAATGCTTGAAGGTCAACGGAATCAGAATGCTTATATATTAGCTTCAGCCTTTAATGATTTTGGTGTAAACAAATCTCTTGCTGAGTACGTTCTACATAACTACTCAACTGAAGGTTTTGGCTTTGAGGAAATAAAATCTACTATCAATTCAGCTTATGCCAATACCCATAAGTTTAAGTCAAGGTTTTATGAGGATGAGGACAAGATGAATATTGTAAGAACTAAGTTGGCTAAGGGAAATAATAAGTCTGAAGTAGAGTCTTACCTAGAAGGTCAAAACCTTTCGCCTAAACATATTGATTCTGTTATAACTAAGCTAGAGAATGAAGATGGGAACTCCACGTTTTGGTCTATAAATGATAAAGGCAGGATTCAGATGATACCATTTCTATTTAAGAAGTATCTTGAAGATAATGGATTCTATAAATTTAATCCTGAAGGGAGTAAGAACTATGTATTTGTTAAGGTAACCAATAACCTAATAGACCATACTTCAGAAAATGAGATTAAAGATTTTGTTCTAGAGTATTTATTAAATAAAGAAAACACTGACGTATATAATTATTTCGCATCAGCTACCAAATTATTCAAAGAGGACTTCCTTACTCTTCTATCATCTATAGATATTTTCTTTATTGAAGATACTAAAGATACTGCCTATCTATACTATAGAAACTGTGCAGTTAAGATAATGCCTAAGTCACTGGAGATAATAGATTACATTGACTTGGGTGGGTATGTTTGGAAGGACCATATCATTGACAGAGAATTTAAACAGTGTGACTCTATGGATTGTGATTATAAGACTTTTATTTCTAACATATGTAGAGATGACCTAAGCCGAATCTCTTCTATGGAATCAACAATAGGATATATGCTTCATGCTTTTAAGAACTTATCATATTGCCCTGCTATCATTTTAAATGATGAGGTAATTTCCGATCATCCTGAAGGCGGAACTGGTAAGGGGATTTTCATGAATGCACTAGCGCATATGAAGAAACTGGTAGTTATTGATGGAAAAAGTTTTGCCTTTGAAAAAAGCTTCCCCTATCAGCTTGTTAGTAGCGATACTCAAATTCTCTGCTTTGATGACGTTAGAAAGAACTTTGACTTTGAAAGGCTGTTCAGTGTGGTAACTGAAGGGTTAACGCTTGAGAAGAAGAATAAAGACGCAATAAAGATACCATTTAGTAAGTCACCTAAAGTAGCCATTACTACTAACTATGCTATTAAGGGTAAAGGCAATAGCTTTGAGAGAAGGAAATGGGAATTGGAGTTAAACCAGTATTACCACAAAAACTTCTCTCCATTAGATGAGTTTGGTAAACTATTGTTTGGTGACTGGGATGAGTTTGAATGGTGTACGTTTGATAACTATATGATAAATAATTTACAAGGCTATTTAACCACAGGATTAATTAAAAGCAAGTTTGTTAATCTAAGGAGAAGACAGCTGTCGGCAGAGACTTGTCATGAGTTTATTGATTGGTGTGGATTACTAGATTCCTCTTCACCAAATCCAAGCTTGGTAGTCGATAAGACTATTTATATGAATGAATTATATTATAACTTTATAGAAGAGAATCCTGACTTTGCACCTAAAGCTAAGATGACTATAAGTAGAACTAGGTTCTATCAGTGGTTAATTTCTTATGCTCAGTATAAAGAAGGAGTCTCTCCTGAAGAGGGAAGAGATATGCAAGGCAAATGGATTCGCATTAGGACAAAACATGAAATAGAACACGAAATGGAATTTTAATTATGAATGAAGATATACAACTTTATGAAGCAATATATGAGGCGATGGAAAACTCCTATCGTGTAATTGTAAAAAGAGAAGATCCATATCATATGATGGAAGATTCTGATTTAGAAATCATCTTCGCACATCACCTTGATTCCCCTATTACTGTATCCTTAATTGAGAATATGATTAAGTGGTGGGAGAAGGAGGAACAGTATGAGATGTGTGCAGAACTAAAACACATTGAAAATGAAATTAAGAGACTATCAAAACGATATAAAGGAGAAGGGGTTACACATATTGCGTAACACCAAGCTTCTTTATTTAACTATGGAGGTAAGGACTGGAAAAACGCTAACCAGTCTCGCCATCTGTAATGAACTTAATGTAGAGAATGTTTTATTCCTTACTAAAAAGAAAGCCATCTCATCTATTGAACATGACTGGGAGATGATGTGTCCTGCAAATTTTAACCTATTTATTATTAACTATGAATCCATGCACAAACTCCCTATGATAAAATGGGATGCGGTGATATGCGATGAGGCTCATAGCATGGGTGCGTTTGCCAAGCCTAGCAAAAGAGCTAGGCAGGTAAAAGATATTATGATGGTATGCCAGCCATACCAGATTCTTTTGTCAGGAACGCCTACCCCTGAGAGTTATAGCCAGATGTACCATCAGGTGTATGGTAATGTAAATAATCCTTTTAGAAACTTTAGAAACTTCTATGCCTTTGCTAAGGTCCATGTTAATGTAAAGCAAAAGAAAATCAATAGCAATTATATTAATGACTATAGCGATGGACGAAGGAGTATATTGGATGCCATGAAACCCTTCACTATAAGCTATTCTCAGAAACAGGCAGGGTTTAAAGTTGTAACTAAAGAGAATGTACTCAAGGTTCAAATGAACCCTTATACATATAAGCTGGCTGCCAGGCTATCCAAACAACTGGTAGTTGAAGGTAGGGATGAGGTGATCTTGGCTGATACCCCTGTGAAGCTGATGACAAAACTGCATCAGATATATAGTGGTTCAGTAAAGTTTGAGTCGGGCAATAGTATGGTACTAGACTTGAGTAAGGCACTATTCATTAAAGATAGATTTAAGGATCAGAAGATAGGTATCTTTTATAAGTTTAAAGAAGAGCTTAACGCTTTAAAGGAAGTCTTCGGGGAAGATCTGGTTACAGACCTATCATCATTTGATGATAGTGAAGGGAAGGTTATTGCCCTTCAGATAGTGAGTGGAAGGGAAGGGATTTCCCTGCGCAAAGCTGATGCTTTAATTTACTACAACATAGACTTCAGTGCTACGAGCTACTGGCAGTCTAGAGACAGGATGACAACTAAGGAGAGGATGCATAATAAAATCTATTGGATATTTAGTGCAGGTGGCATAGAGGAAAAAATCTATAAGGTGGTGATAGGGAAGAAAGATTATACCCTTAACCATTTTAAAAAAGATTTAACTACTGATTTTTTAATAAACAGAACTTATTAATATATTTGTTTATGACTGAAGGTCAAATCCAAAGCAAGAAAATTAAAGAACTAGAGTCTCAAGGGTATTACGTTATCAAGCTAATGAAAACAAATAAGAATGGAATCCCTGATCTAGTTGCTTTAAAATTTAATGAACCCGCATTCTTTATAGAAGTTAAAACTCCCACAGGAAGACTAAGCAAATTACAAGAGTATCGCCTGTCAGAGCTTGATAGGCTCAATTTTAAAACTGAAATATATAATGGAAGCTGAAGAAAAGAATTTTTATTGGTTAATGGCAGTAATAGCTACCTTGATAATAGGTATATTGTTGTCTGTCTATGCCATATTATAAACCTAAAACACACTGAAAATGAAGTTAAGAGAAAATGTATTAAAGCAAACTATAAAAGAAATATTAAAGATAGATGTCATGACTAACTCACGCAAAAGAGATATAGTCGATGCTCGCAAGATTTATTCAAACATATTACATAATCAAGGTCAGGGTGTAACTCATATATCTAAAACGCTACATAAAGATCATTCTACTATTGTCCATTACATTAAAGAAGGATCAATGTTGTTCCTTATGGACACTACATATAAGGCAAACTATAATAATGTGCTTGAATCATTTGCGCGAAAAATGGAAGGTGGCGAGATTGTAGGCATGACTAGAGAGGAACTAGAAAGCGAAGTATCCTCTCTACGCATAAAGCTTTATGATATAAAAGTGAAATTTTTAAACCACTTACGAAAAGCAAACACAGATAGATGGGGATAATAAAATCATGAAAACAACTTTTAGACAACGGGAACAAATCAATGAAATAAATAAAACCATGAACAGGATTCATGACCACAACAATGCCATCTATGAGCATTGGATGGACGATGACTTCCCTGCACTAAGAGACGAGATTAAAATTACTATACATGAACTTAAAACACTACTAAATGGAATCCAAGAAGAGATTTAAAAAAAGAACATTAAATGAATACCGCCAAGTTAAAGACAGCGTATACCCTACTATAAATACTGTACCCCTAAAATCAAATCCTTACTATAGGTTTTTTGAAGAGGTGCAAAGCTTGTGTAGGTCTAATGGCAATGATCAATTGGTTGGTGGCGCATTAAGAAGAGCAATATTAAGACACAATGAATCTGAACAACACAGAACTAATAGAAAGACACCTAATTAACCACCCCCTGTTTTATTGAGGACTTTCTTCATCATCTCTGTTTTATCTTCTTTAAGTTCTCGTTTCATTAATTTACCCCCTTTAACCACAGGCATCTCACCTATACTCTGCTCTATCTCCTTATGTGCTTTCCATAGATTATAATCATACCAACGCATCTTCTCCCTTACATCCCATTGGTCACGCATGGCAGATTTGCCTATGCCAAATATTCTTCCTATTTCATCTAGGCTATCTTCATCATCTTTATATAGATCGTGCATAGCTATAAAAGGATCTATGTTTGTTCCTACAGAATTTTGAACCAATAGCCTTACAGTTTTAATTACAGAAGCTTGTCTTTCTTTTTTGGTTTTGGTATCATCCAACATAGTGTGAAATGCAAGACCAAAATCTATTACAGGATTTATTACAGCAGTAGATCGTTTAGCAGCATCCCAGGGGTTCATCCCCATTGCAATGTTGTTCGCATATCCAAAGGCACTCCCCAAAAATGGTATTGCTGTTTCAAACATTTTAAGTCCAGTGGCGTATAACATAAACTCTTTCCAGAACTTACGCTTATCCTCCTCATCTCCAGCTGCTGCTCTCATAAAGTTTCCAGCTAAAAAGAACATCCCATTGGCGATGCTTACATTTAATGCCAGACTCCTAATGGCTCTCTTGCTTCTATCTCCTTTAACAAAAATATTGTAGCTCTCCTGCACAAATCTATTAAGTTGTAGGATAGATGTAGATGCAAATGCAGTAAAGAACCTAACATAAGGGTTTCGTATTGCCTGTAGAGCTGATAGGTCAATGGCTCTTCTGCTTTGTTGAGTTTCATTATAAGCATTAAATTTCTCTAATGCCTTTTCATGTGTCATCCCATTCGCTATATCTCTATTATAGTTAATCATATACCCCATAACGCCAATCTGATCACCAATTCTAGTAAATGTTCCCCCTATTCTATCAGTAGCTCTCCAGATTTTACTTTGATTTCTTGTATTCATCTGTTGCCCTGTGGCTAAAGAATAGATGTCTCCTTTCTCTACCCTATCTCTGAAGGTGGCTGATATTCTCTTTGCTTTTTTATAATTAGCATTATAGGATTTAGCAAGTTTTGCTGCATCTAGGCTAAACATAACCATGTCTTGAACCTCCTTAGCTACCTCTCCAACTCTAGTGGTAGGCTTCCATTGTGGACTATAGCTATAATCAGCATAGGCTGTAATAAACGATACCCCTTGCTTTAATATCTGAATGGATTTATTAGCTAATACCCCTAACACAAATTTAGATAATATCTTATTGACAAACTGAGCTTGTACTGTATTTGCCATCAGCGAAGGATTGACGCTATTATTTATAAGTTGGTTTATTACTTGCTTTGATCCTGTTATCGTTAAGGCTTTATTGATTCCATCAGCCTGAAAAATGGCACTAATGTCTTTCACCCCTTCTGCATATGCCTTGAATTTCTCCATATCTTTGAAGTGGTCCTCTAATACATTGAAGAAGTCTACATCTTGAATCTGGATCTCCCCTACCTGAGCAGTTCTATTTTTTAAAGCACTAGCATATTGAGCTGTTAAGACAGAATTAAAGTTCCCTTCTGCCATATCTTTAATCATTTCTTTACGCTTCTGTGCTGTTAGAGTTTCAGTTTGTCGTGGAAAATATTGCTTAGTTCTAGGCAACGAAACGTAGTTTACATCTTGATAAACTTGATTTATAGATTGATAATATTGGTTGCTTAGATAATCTACAGTGAGTTTTACTAAGTCTTTTATTTTATCATCAAGTATCCCTTCCTTTTCTATCTTCCCATCTTTATTATATATCCCTTCTATTTCCTCAAAAGTCTGTTCACTCATTTGATAATCTCTCTTCCCAAAATCAAGCATCATCTTCTTAGTATCAAGGTTTAGACTTAACGCATACATATTCATCAACTCCCCACCACTAAATTTTTTCTTTTTGCCATTCGCCATTGTCACCTCATGCATGGTGTTGACAATTTTATTATCCATTACCCCCTGCATCCCTTTGTCAAAACCAAATATTTCATTAGCCAGGTTAGACATATAATCCATTTGATTATAATAACCTCTGAGCTTGGCTTCATCCATATTAGCCATTTTCTGTCCTACCTCTCTATCAAAAAACTTATTAGTTTTAGTATCCAAAAGCCTAAGATAAGTGTGGAGGTTGCTCATTGAGTATCTTGCAGCTTGATTAAAAAACTTAACATAAGTATTTTTCTTATTCCACGATTTAACAGTGGTAGTTATTTCATTAAAGATAGCCTTAGCTCTATTCTTATCTCCTTTAGTTCGCATTATTCTTTCATAAATGCCCTTGCTATCTCTATTCAACTCCTGCTTAGATTTAAAAACTGGTCGTTCTTTTTGGATGTGATAGATAGTTTCTTTTTTATTGTTCTTAGTTACAACTTCAGTAATGACTTTATAGGTAGCTCCATCAACTTGGACATCAGCAGCAATAGGAGCTTCTTCTTGTTTGGTGTCCTGAGTAGGTTTTTTCCCTTCCTGTAACGTAACTTTACTATCACTCGTTCCATCCCACTTATCCATCACCTCTTCCCCAAAGGTTTCCTTCTCCTCTTTAGTTAGTTCAGTGAACTCAGTTACTACATTCCCATCTTCATCAGTGACCACAATTAAATCGCCAAAGTTTTCTTGGCTTATGTCATTAGCCTGTTGCTTCAGCTCTCTATTCCTTTTGGCTCGTTGATATATCTTATTAGCCAATCTAGCTCTTGCAGCTGATTCAGTGGAGGAGAACTGGTCAAATATATTTTTTATATCTACAAGAGACTTATTTTGAATATCATTCAGTAGGCTTAGTATCCCTAATTTATTTATGAGATCTATATCTGATTCAGTTAATTCATAAGTAGTTCCATCAATATCTATCTTACCCCCAGCTTCAAAGACATTTACTGCTCTGTCCACCTCAGACTTCAATTCCACCACCTGTCCATCTTTCATTTCAAACAACTCATTCTGAAGTGCTTCAATAGTTTTCACATCATTCTTAATAAAAGCTTGAAGTTGACGAGCAGCTTCAGTAAAGAACTGTATTCCAGTGGCATCTATCTTGCCCTTAGAGATGGTCCGACCTGACTTGCTTCTTCCTAGTTTAATTAGGTTTTTAAAGTGTTTAATGGCTTTAGATAAAAGAGCTTTTTTCTGGCGAGCCTCTATTTCATTAGTTAGCTTGTTAAGCCTTAACATAGCAGAATCAAATGTTGTTGGTTTAGCATCAGCTAGAATTTTCATAGCAGCATTAAATTCCCTCTTAGTAACTTTATTGTCTACAACTTCTTGGGTGATAATACTTTTTATCCTCTTCTTGAATCCATCTATATTGTTATCAGTGATCTTCATGCTTCGGATCTGAGTATTCAATAAATCCATTCGCTTGTTTAAAGGTTTTCCATCATCTATATTTAATAGAGAATCTAGATCTACCTCAAGTTGTTTTTGAAGCATTTTGTTTCCCTTTAGATTTTTATATGCTGGATGCTGACGCAAGACCTTCCCTACATACCCCCTAATTTCTATTAGAGATTTAGGCTTAACTGTTGCCTTTGATACTAACTTCCCATCTTTATATACAGCAGGCTCAACTTTTTCATTAAAAGCCTTCACTGCTTTTCTGATGTCTTGGAGCATATCTATTCCTTCTCTTATGCCACCTAATACATTTCTAAATGATTCTGGTATTAAATAGTTATTGAACAACCCCATTTGCCCTTGAGAAGCAGAGTCCAAATAAGCCTGTATTTGAGACATCTTTAGCTTAGGGTACATTTGCCTTACCACTTCTATGATAGATGCATCAGTGAAGCCCAACTCCCTTCCTTTATTAATTATCTCAGTGGCTGTTAATCCTGCCATAACCTCTAGCCTAGCTCGGATTGGCTTTCCAGGCTCAAAAGCCTGCTTGAAAGCGTTCATTTTCTGAGCCTTTTTTTTATCTACTATAAAGAGATCAGCAAGTGCAGTTTGAGAAAACTTCTCTAAATCCATATTCGCTATGTCTTCAGTCGTTAAGTCTTTAGACATTTTAAATGTTTTCTGTATAAACTTATACATAGCATTCAGCCATGACTTAAAATCAGACTTAACCCCTGCCTGTCTAATTGTTTCTCCCTTAGTGGCAATCAACTCTACTAATGCTTCTTCAGCAATAAGTGCTTCTAGCTCTTGTTGGGTTATATCTTTGCCTTCATATATCTCTTTATATTTTATTTCAGCTTTTTTATAGGCATCAGTTTTTTTAGCTAAGGCTAATCCCTTATTATAAAGTTTGCGCTGAGTAGAGTTCTCTTTCCCTGACTTTAAATAATCCATCCATATGTGACCAAACTCATGGATAGCAGTAGCAGTAGTAGCTGCATCAGGGTTAATATATATCTTCCCATCTAGTGTTACCCCTAGAATTGTTTGTCCATCCTTCACCCTTGTTCTAATCCCTTCCTGTTTTATGATTTCATTAAAAGTAGCTTTGTCTGTGGCTACAGATATACTAGGGAAGGTATTCCTTAGCCTACCTATAATGAGGTCTATATCTGATTGTTTAGTCTTTACTTTAGTATCTACGAAGGCTGCATCTTGATAGTAGGTGCTGGTGGATTGCCCTGCCACATCAGTCTCGCTGGGAGTGGTAGGTTCAGATTTAGGTTTTCCAGTCGCTTTATCTATAGTTGGTTTTGTCTTTTTAAAGATAGCAGTTAACTTGGCAGCCATCTCAGGAAAGACCTCTATGCCATGTTTAGGGTTTTTAATAAAGGCTAAAAACTTCCCCTTTGGTCCACTACTGTAGTTAGGGTGGTTAGCATCTAAAACCTTACCACTTTTCTTTCCTTCTTTATCTAATATCTCTATGCCCATTACTGCTAGAGTTGCACCCTGTTTGCTATTAAGGACCGAAGGCTCGCCTACACCTTTATAGATAGAGTGTGTAGTGAAAACAGTATTAGCCTCTACCCCCTTTTGTTTAGCTGATAAATACTCCATCAACTCTAGAACCTGGTCTTCAGTAAAGTTCTCAACAAAATCTTCCTTGTGAAATTCAGATACCCTACTCTTAGAGTTTTTCCTTATCTTGTTTAAAACTTTAAGATCAGAGTTAGCAAGAACTATTTTGGCAGCTTTGGCAGGGTTTTGTTTTTGGATTGCATCTGCCACCTCTTTGGTTTGAGCTTCAGTAAGACCAAGCAGTTTAGCTGAATCTTCTATCTCGTCTAATCTAAATATCTTCTCAAATCTTTTCCATACCTTTTCATATAGGGGATTAGGCTCTACTGCCACTAAGGCTTTATTAACAGGCGCATTTGCTACTTGCCCAGTGCCTACTAAAGCAGAAAATAAAACTGCCCTCTCGTCTAGAGTAAAGGTGGTATAGTCATTTGTGCTATCTCCACTCTTGGCTCTTTTTTTAGCGTCTTTAATTAGCTCAGTAAGCAAGCCATCTAGAGTAGTAATATTTTTGTCTTCAATAAAAGTCCTAAACTTTTGTCCTACAGTTCTTTTTCCTCCCTTCTTTGTTCCATCTACAGATTTCTGCTTTTGAAAAGGCTTTAACTTGTGGGTAGATTCTATAAAAACTTGTAATGCTTTCTTTCTTTGAGCTTCAGAAAACTTTTTAATAGTAGGATTTAACCACCTAAAGGTGGCTTCATTGGAATGAACAGCAGAGTCAGCCATCCTCATTACCATTATTGGGATGTGACCATTCCAATCAGGATTCTCTGCCCACCATTTTTTAAAGAACTCCTTGTTGTTATCATATACTTTATAGGCGTTGTCCAGCATTTTTTGGCTATCCTTCTTGTCTACTCCTGCCCATGCCAATCCTTTATTTTTTCCTACAGTATTATAAAGAACCCCTCCTTCAACACCCATTGCTTTCCCTTGTGAATCTTTTATCATCCCTGCAGCCAGCATATCAGACATTGCCATCATCATAGGTACGCCTTCAAATTCTTCTAGTGTTTTTATTGACTCATCTACAGTAAGACCTATTTTAGCTAACTCTTCCTTTAGGTTGGTGGCATTGCTTTCATTTAATGGGTTTACATTAAGAGCAGGACTCTGGCTTTCAATTATAGATTCTTCTGAGAAGTTTAACTCTTCAGCTTCAAACGCATTCATTACTGCCATTATATTCTCTATGGCATCTGGCTGTATAGCCAGAGATTCATCTTCTAAACTAAATTTAGTTTGTCCTTTTCTTTTAGTAAAAGCCTTAATGCCTAACGCCTTCTTCAGCTCCTCTGCTTCATTTTGCGTGGTTTCCTCTACCTCTGTATCTTCTATAACCTCAGTTTTCTTAGGCTCAGCTTTAGCTTTTGCTTTTGCTTTTTTTGCTTCTTTCTTTTCCTGTTGCCTTTGTTTGTCTTTTTCTTTGAGTTTCGTTTTGTAATCCCTTAATTCTTTACTTGCTTGTACCTTAGCTGCTAAATCCTTGCCTTTACTTGCTTTTGCGTCAGCGTCTTCTAGTTGCGTTAGTTTAGAATCTTTTTTTACTCCAACTCTAGCCTTTATTTTTGCAGGTGTAACAAGTTTTCCATTTTTCATTACAGCAGGTTCAACAATAGAATCAATAATAGAGATGCCCTCTTCTAAGTTTTCATCAAGTTCTGTTTGCACTTGATTTACAGTTCTCCCTTCAACTTCTTTCCCTATCAAATTTTCTCCTGTATCTATTCCTTGCTCTTTAAGGTCAGCTTCTATTTTATTTATTTGGTCTACTTCTGCCTGAGATACCACTACTCCTTTATCTACATTATTTCTAAACTTATTTATTAGGCTTAGTTTTTGGGCAGCTTTAGTGGCTTTCTTGAGGTTGTCGAATAGTCTAGTTATTTGCTTTCTTCCACGATCAGTAGGTTTTATTTCTTCCTGCGTCTCCTTAATTTGGATTTCTTCTTGAGTTTCTTCGGTAGCTTGCTTTTGGGTGTCTCCTTTTCCCATCGCTTCGCCATCTGGGGATGGTTGCTGTGCATCCACGCCCTCTGTGCTTGACTTTTGAATGGCATTCTCTTTGTTTTTAGTTTCTATTAAATCTTGAACTTCTTGAATGGGGTTTCTGATAATAACAGTAGCTTTTTGAAACTCCACTACAGACATCTTCTTTATCTTTCTAGCAAACTCAAGAGCAGTGAGTTTCTTCCCATCAATATTATATGTTTGACCAAGCTGTGGCAGCTTAACTTGTTTGTCATCTGTTCTCAGCTTCCCTGACACTACCAGTTCATTAATCTCTTTGTTTATATCAGAGATCTCACCTCCAAATACCTCTTTACTTCGTTCATAAAAAGTCCTCCCCCTAACTAACTGAGCTATTCTAGTTTTAATTGAACTTTTCCTGGTTCGTGCTTTTATCTTATTTATAATCCCTGCTATTGAAAATGTTTCTTCTACTGTCTCAGTATCAGTCTCAGTCTCGGTATCGGTCTCGGTGGCAGGGGTAATGGCATCAACATCTTTCTCTGTTGCTACTTCTGTCTCTACCTTTTCTTCAGCCATCGTTAGATCAGGATTGCCATTCTTAATGTATTCCTCTGCAGTTTTTTTAGCTGCAATATTATCTGTTATTTGCTGGTATGTGACATCATCCATTTGTCCAGTTTCTTTCATGTTGTTTGCCCAACTCAACATTTTCTTTCCACTAGCAGATTGTTTCATGACATTTCTTACGTCTGTCATAGACTCAGCAAATTTTAACTTAGCAGCTTTATTATTTGTTTTATACATATTAGCTGCTACATTGGCATATTGAATAGGAGCACCTAATGATCCTAACATCTCATCCCCCACCTCGTTCCATGCTATTTTCTTCTGATCTTTCAATATCATTATCCTCGCCTGTTGAGCAGCTAGTTCCCCTATTGCTTCGCCAACTGGCATAACAGCAAATTCTGCTCCCACCATAGCTGACCTAGCAGCATTAGTACTAGCAAAGGCTCTTTGTCCAGTGCCAAATAGTTTTCCTCCCACCTTCATAGTAAGAAGATTCATTAAGGCAATAGGTGCTCCACGAACAAGACCTCTGTCAAAAGCCTTATCCCACACATCATCATCTTGCATTGCCATCTTCCAGGATTCAGGATCTTCAGCATTATATCCCTTTTCTTGAGATACATCTAGAATAGCATTTACATATTCAATAAAACCACTAGCCACAGAAAACGCTTCACCTGCTCCTTCTACTGCGCCTAAGCCACCCCCTACTAACCAACCAGGAAGCATTAACGATCCTCCTGTAAGGGGTGCTGCTACAGCTCCTGCTGTTGCGCCCTGCCTTCCTCGCTGAAGTGTCCTAAACCCCATAATAGGCAAAGCTATCTTCCAGCCATAGGGTAACATTTGACTCATTGAGTTGGCAAATAAACTACCTAAAGTTTCTATAGGAGATCGTGCTACAGTTGCCCAATAGTCTTGTACCCCCCTCCCCCTATTGTGTCGTTTTAATGCTAAACTTTCATTGCTATTTGCAGCAGCTCTCAGATACGATGCCACCTCTTTAGCTAGTTTATCTCTAGACTCTGGAGTATCTTCCCCTAGCCTAATGGCTTTATTTCTCCTCATGCTATACCATAATAATACATCACCAGCTCTTCCTCTCTGCAAACCTTTATTCCATTCCCCCTTAAACCCTTCCAATCCTTCTTTAGTCTTGTCAGTAATACTCTTATCAAACTTAGCATCAAAATAAGTGCGAGCACTCAGATAGGTACTAGAAGCTTCATCTTGAGTTTGAAAAGCTCCCTGCAAATTATTTCTAATATCTAACCAATTTTCGTAATCAGACATATCTTTAAGATCACCTTCTCCTAATACGATCTGACCTTTATCATTAACAACTACATCTATATCGTGGAACTCTTTTCCAAATACTTCTTTAGAAATATCTTGAGTTTCCACATAAGCCTTATTTGCTTGTTTATTTATTTCAGCTGAGGTAGCTATAGCCTGATCCCTTTCCTGTTCCATATACCCATCAAACTCATCCATCGTGTCATTGACAAATGTATCAAATACAGATCCCACCCCATAAACCTCAGATAGTTTATTATAATTTTCCTCATCCTCTTCCATTATTTTAGATAATGCCTTTGTGGTTTTGGGAACAACCAGTCCATTCTTGAGTGTTACAAATAAGTCAGGAAAGTCTTTAGTGTCTTGTTCGTCATAATAAGTTAATGGATCTTTAAAGTTTTCTATTAAATCTTCAGCTAAATTTAACTTATCACGTAAGTGCTGTGTGTTTCTAGCACCACCTGATACAGCATGGTAATTCAATCCTTTATCTTCAAAAAACCTCTCTGCTTTTATGGTAGCACTATCTACTATTTCCCCTTCAGGTGTAGTGTCAAGATCAGCATTCAAATTTAAAAATCCTTTTAAAGAGTCAATGTCATCATCATCATCTAAATCTACCGATATAGGATTGCCCTCTAAATCAGCAATAAGAATACTATTGCCAACCCCTAATGTTTTGTCAGGCATAGCAGAAAAGCCATATCCTCCAAACTGTTTATTGAATGCCTTTACCCTGTCTTCTGCAGTGGGTTTTTTAGCTATATTATCAAGGGCATCGCTTACTAGCAACGCCATATATTCCTCATCATGAGTGGTTTGGTAGCGTTTTTCTGAACGCTTAATCCCTTTGGCTTTTTTCTCTACCTTTTCTTGCTCTATTTCTGCCTTCTGAGTATCTATAAACTGTTTAAAATCTCTTAAAGGAGCTTGGCTAGGATCATAACTCTCTACCGAACCATCTTCATTGATCTTCCTGAATATTCCATCTTTAACTGAGTGTGTGTCAGGCACATCTTCTTCTACCTTACCCACTGGTTTCTTTTCTTTTCGTGATCTTAGTATACGTTTTTTATATGCCTTATAGGCAGGAGATGCATCTACATATGCTTGTGTAAAATTAGTTGCTTCTGAAGTTTCGTTTAAAGGGTTTCCTGCAGAGATAATTATTTCCTTGCCTGTCTCGTCATAGATAGGCTGGTATTCTCTTTTGCCACTTATATCTTCAGGCTTAAAGTCTGCTAGAAGAGAAGAATCCACAGAGCCAGTTTCGCCTTCCTGTGTAGTAGATTCCATACCTTCCTTTGGACCAGTGGAAGGAGATTCGCCTTTTTTTTTTAAAGTTCCATCATTAACCAACGAGTCAAACCTATCGCCATAATGATCTCTTAGTTCAGACTCTGATACCTCCATGCCATTCGCTGTGGTATACACCACTTCAACCCCTCCTTCAGCTACGACTTCTACTGCTCCTTCACCAGCCACTAAAGTTCCATCATCAACTAACGAATCAAACCTGTCTCCATAGTGATCTCTTAGTTCAGACTCGGCTACTTCAGCTCCATTAGGAGTTGTATATGTTGTTTCTTCCATGTTATTTGGTTAAAGGTGATCCAAATTTATCATAAATATATGTTCCTCTTAACTCGCCATCGTTGCTCATCATTCTATAAATGGTTTCCATTTGCCCTCCATTAATTGAAATCTTACCATCTTTTTCTTCACCCATAATATAATATTCGTTGCCATTATAAGTGAATTTTATTCTATTGGTGGCAGGCTCTAAAACATATCCACTGAAGTCAATGTCGGTATCTAATCCCCCCTGAACGATAGCATTATAGCTATCTAGTTTTACTTTAGTGGCAGCTGCCTCAACAGATGTATCAAATGTCTGGCTAGGACTTATGTCGAAATCGTTAAACTTTACATTAGGAAGGTCTGCATATGCTTTACTTTGAATACTTTGTGAAGTAGACCGATGTTGCTTCTTACTCGGTCCAAATTTAGGCTCAAGAGTCAAAGATGATACTGATGACTGGTCTGGTGGTTGCCCATACATAAAGGTATAATAGGCATCAATAAATTGATGATTATTCATTTCTGCCATATCAACTTTGTCGGTCATTTGTTTTGGTTTATTTTTATTTCCATTTTCGTCAAAAGTGGTTATTTCTTTTATCATTGTCACAACCCCTCCTGTTTTAGGTCTTATTAAGTCCACAAGTTTTACTTGTGTTTTATCCCCCCCCACACCAGTTATTACTACTGCATTTTGTAAGGATTTGACAGCAGAAGCATAATCTCCTTCAGTGCCTCTAAAGAATTTATTTATTACATTAATGGTGTTTAATTTATTTTCTTTGTCCTTGCCAGCTTCCCATTGCCATTTTTGTTGTGAAGCAGGAGCTTTATACGTTTCCTCAATCCCTAAGCCAGCCTGCACAGCGTTAGTGAAAACCACCTCTGCTTTTGCAACTCCATCCTCATAATTTCCCATAGCCTTATCTAGCTCTGTTTGCGTATAGCTGTTCAGATATTGGGATATGTCATCATCCTTTTGTACTGCGACAAACCTATTTGTTTTGGGATCAATTCTTACCAATATAAGATTATTATTAGCAGCAGCTTCTTTTGGATCTTCGGTAACATTCCACTTGCCATCGCTAGGAGCTGCTACTCCTTGCGTTGTTATAATGCTCATCATGTGTTCTGTATCATCCTTTAACCCTTCCCATTCATTATTTACATAATCCTGCACTACTTTCTCCTTATAAGCGTCTTTTTTGGTTTTAATCCTACCTGTGCCTACAACCCTCATAAAAGGCTTTACCCCAGCAGTTACTGATTTAACTTTTTTGGTGAGGTCAATGTTTTGGTATTCCTGTATAGAAGCATTTAATGCACCAGGCATCGTCTTGAAATTATTTAAGTTATTGCTAGGATTCCCCTGTTGATCGTACTGCTCAAAGAATATCTTGCCATCATTAGATAAAAAGAAACCATGATTTTCTAGTTGGGCGGCTGCTCCCAGCTTATCCTGATTGTAGGTGTTTAGTGTCGATCCTATAGATAGTCCAGTATCTTTATTTAGGCTTCCAGGGGCAGCTGCTTTAAGACCTTTATCCCTCATATCTTGATACCCCTTAATAAAGGTAGAGAGCTGCTTGGCGCTATTTAAGATATTGTTCTTCTGCGTCAGATATTTGTTTCTTGTTACTTTCCCCTTAGCGTACATTTTGCCTAGCTCATGAAGCTGCAATGAGCCTTCCTCAGCAAGCTTAACAACCCTTTGGTTTAGATAGTCTCCATTGGTGGATGCCAGTTGGTTGTTCTCATCCCATATTTTTTGGATTGCATCCTGGTCTTTTGTTATCTCTGTGGCATTGTCTTCAGCTGAAGTCATCCCCGCCTTAATGGCACTTGAAAAACTCTCAGCTAGAGAGCTATAGTTTATATCGTCATTAACAGTAGTGCCAATCTGACCACTATCTAATTTTGTTGCTTGTATACTTGATGCCATATTTTAATGTTTATTGAAATCCTGATGCTATAGCCTGAATGGTTTCGTAATCTAATGCTGACTCCATTAAGTCTGTTATTGCTTTGTCTTCAGGAATTACTCCCCCAGAGTATAAGCTTCCTAATGATTTAGCAAATTCTGGATTAGATTTCATAGCATTTCCTAATGCTGGATTAGTAATGCCTGATAAATCATTGCCATCAAAAGTTCCAAGTCCTGCTTTACCAATCGCACCAGCTCCACCAGCCTTCCTAATACTTCTAGCTCCAACCGCAGCGTCTATTTGTTGCCCTCCAAACTCTGCCAAAGGAGAGACAACATCAGTCATTAACTGAGCACCAGCTTGCGAAGCTGCTACCCTATGAGATTTCTCTTGATTTAGGTATGCCTGTTCATCTGCTGCTAACCGATTAGCTTCACCAATATCTATGCCTGCCAGCTCTTGGTCAATCTCTATATCTCTTGCGGCAACTTTATCAGCTATTGCCGCTTCTTGTTTTATTTGTTGGTCTGTAACTGCGCCTAAGCCCTTTTGAAGCATAGCCTGCTGTCGTGCTGCTCCCGCTGTTATGTTTCGCTGGTCTATACCTCCTACGTCCTGCCCTCCCTGAACTGCAATGAGTGCATCCAGTTGGTCATTATACTTCTTTTGATTTACTGCTAATAGTTTATTCGCATTAGATGCGCCTATCCTGTCTCTAGCATCTTGTACCATCACTCCTCTCTGTTCTGCAGCCTTTGCTGCCCTATCAGATGCTTCATTGGCTTTCTTCATGTTGCTGCCCATAGAATATGCAGATCCCATTGCTGATAATCCTGTTGCAACCCATGCTCCTGCTGTTAGTCCTAAGAATACTCCTGCCATGATAATTGTTTTTTGTTTTTAAAATATTGATCTAAAAAATCCTGTGGAAGCTGTAAATAATGGTCTGCATAGACATCATTCATGGCATCTTTAGGATTAGTTGTTTCAGTCTTATAAACACACGCCCATCTGGTATCTTTGTGCATATATAAAACTCTTTGTGTCCCCATTTTAGTGAATATTTTATCACCAGTTTTTACTTTTTCTACTTCTCCCCTATCGTTCATAAAAGAAACTTCTCCTTCTAAAATAAAAGAAGGGTGATGTTGTTTGTGAATAAATGTAACGACTATTGATCCTTTAGCCATAAATATTTCTCTAGTATAAAGACCACCTTCAAAGTGATGCTTTATAGGAAATACTTCATTCACATCTTCCATTCCTTCGCCTGTTGGTCGCTGTTCTACAGCACCAACCTCTCTCATCCTTTCCCCAAAGGCTGCAATGTTTTCCCACCATATACCAGTATCATTATGGATACTATGTAAAAGCTCTTTCGCTTTAGTGTCATCCCCTTTAAGCCAAGTGGGGATATATTTAATTAAATTCATTATACAAATATACTAAATAAATAGGTTTCTATCTCCTCCCTGTTGGAACAGGATTGGGATCGCTATTCATAGCGTCTGTCCCAATAGCAAATAACTCAGTGGCTTCTGTCGTTTCATTCGTTAATGTAAACTCTAAGTAATGCCCTAATAATCCATTGGATTCTGCGGTGCTGTCTTTCACTGACATTAATAAATCCCCTACAAATGGAGCTAGAATTGCGAAGCCTGTTGGATCAACAAAAATATAGTTGTTGACTAAATCTAAACTAACCACCCTTCCTATAGGTCTAGGAGATGGTGCTCCATTAAAGTCATATATGATATCTCCCCCCTGCAAAAAGAAAGGCGATAAGGGATCTTCGTCTCTAGGTAAAATGAATGCAGGATCAAGAGTTACTTCAGGACCAAACTCTAAACGCCAACTTGTAGGACCAATAATAGTAGTAGGCAAGCATTCTCCAATTCCATTTACTGAACGTAATTGTAAGGCAGGCTCGCTGGGGTATACAGATCCTGCTGTTGATGGAGGCATCTCATTGGTTCTAATAAATGCAAACCAATCACTTTCTTTCTTTTCAAACCAATCCTTTTCTGCGTGTCCAGCAATAACATCTGTATTAAATACTGCCGCCCATGAATCGTCAGACTCTAAATAGAAGGTTTTAAATACTTTATTTATTAAAGGAGACTTGTTCACCACACTGGTAATGGTAGATTTTGCTCCCAATGCTGGATCGGTAATTCCATAAAAAACATTCCTGTCATCATTGACATTGTGCTGCCAGAGACTGCCATTTTTAAATGTATATAAATAGTTGTTCATGCCCACAATCTGCTCTGGCTTAAAGGAATAAAAAGATACCCACCCAGGAACTTGAGAATCAAATGTTAAAGTATATTCTGCCATAATATTTATTTTAAGGAGGACATGATCCTATTGTTACAATTACACTATTTGCGTCTATTTCAAAATACCCTTGCACGCCCAATGCAGACTCATACCCATAAAATCCTACACCAACACCTGCCGCTAACGTAACTGTGGCGGTGGGGTTTGCATACATGATGTCATATAGTCCTGGCTCTCCAAGCGTTCCATTTACTGGACCATTCCAATATGATCCAAACCAGGCTGGGATAGCGCCACACGCAGCTATAGCACTTACTTGAGGTGTGGTTATAAGAAAAGATGTTAGTGGTCCAGCACATCTATTGCTTAATGTCCATGCATCGCTATCTAATCCCACGCACCCAACAATCCTTATAGTTGCTACTTGTGGCTCTGCTAATGGCTTAGGGATAAATAAATTTATTGTGCCAGGATTGCCAGCAGTTCCGCTAAAATCTGCAGGAATAACAGCTATTGGCTCAGAAGATCCTGTAGGCACAAAATCTATTCCCACATCAGAGCCATTTTCATTGCCTGACCAAACTAAGTTTGATAGTTGATATGGAGATACTGCTGGAAACCCCCAAGCGGCAGCGTCAGCACTATTGCCATAATATGGTCCTGCAAGCCAACCAAAATTACTTGAACTTCCACCCCCATAAGTGACTGCATCATAGTCTATAAAAATGCCATTAGGGATATTGAGAGGAGTAAAAGAGACATGATATACACCTATGCCAGTCCCAATAGTTATATCTAAGTCCACCACTCCTTGTTGTTCTCCGAGCCACCCATCGGCTGGAGTTACTGCACACTCGCCATTATCACAATATGGGCACGTTATAGGTGCTCCTAATACTGGTCCTGAAGGCAAAATGGTTTGTTGCCTATAGATCCCACAAGATTGATAATATCCAGCTGGTGCGGCAATAGTTAAATCCACATCAGTATACACCGCTGTTGCACTCAAGAAGTCAGTGGAATCAATATAATAAGAACCTAAAGTTGCCATATTTCAAATTTAACATAATTGTTTTAATTGCACTACACTGTTTATCCCCACAGTGTCTACATATAATATAGGACCAGTGACAGTATTGTTGATTTTATACCATCCTACTGATGCGGGTATCGTGCCTGCCGCATCTTCCCATATTGCATCGCCTAACTCTGGCTCAGTTCCTGTGCCTGTATAATATAAAGGAGTAAGCAGCGGACCTGATGTTGGGCATACATCACCATAAGCATGAGGACCAACAACATGGGGATCTGTCATAAAAGATAAAACGGTAGCGCAAGTTGTACATTCACAACACGCATCATAAGAGCTAGTTAGGTCATAACATAAATCAATAGCAGTGGCTTTCCTATAATCATATACTAAATATAAATACTGATCTCCAGGAGCTGTTAAGCTCATGTCTAATTCTGCCTGGTATGTCTGAGGTGCTGCCGCTGCATCTGTAGGTAAAGGCGTTGTTAAGCCCAACAAAGTTTGAATGTCTGCGGGGGTATTGGCATATAAGATAGGACTCCTCAAGTAAGAGAAGTTATCAATGCCTGGCTGGAACACGAAGTTGTCAGGAGATATTTGTCGTGAGTATAAATGCACAAAGGAATTATCTGTAGGTATGAGTGGCTGACCTTGCAATCCTGTCTGTGTGGTATATTGGGAGACTATGGGGAATGCCCCTGAACCAAAGATAATAGCATTGCTGTCTGTTCCAAAATATGTAGTTCCAATAGAATAGTTATATTCATTATGAATACTTTGTCCTGTTTGGGAGTCGCTAGTTATACATACTGAAACTACTGTTAAGGAAGCCCCTGTAGGGCATGGAAGCGTAAAATAAAAGGTAGAAGGGGAAGATGGGTTAGCTCCAGTTATGGTAATTGTTGCTGTTTGCACATAGGGGATGTTTTTATTAAAATTCACTGATCCACTACCAGTAATCCCTGGAAAGCTAGTAGGTACTCCATCGTAATCAATATCTATGTCTATTTTAGACTCAGGGGTATCCCCAACATAATTTATTATTGCTGTTCCTATAGCTGATCCATAATCTATACAGAACTGAACAACTACGCCATTAGCTACTGTAATAGTTTTGCTACCTCCACACGATTCGCATTCTTGTCGTAAAGGAATTAACTTGTCATTTGATCCAAGAATATATTCATCCATAAAAGGATCGTATCCTCCTATCTTTTGTGTATAAAAAGAATCTTGGAATAAGTCTCTAAACCACGAATCCATACCTGCGTCTGAAATAACAGTTAATTTTTCTGCCTGCCCCTGTCCAGTGAGCCTTAATACAGCACCTCTTTTGGCATCAGTAAAAAACTTCTCTGCTCCCCACTTCACATAACTTTCAGGGTTAAAGCTTATACCAAAGTTTTCTACCCTAGCTATTTGTTTTCCTAACACTTCGGGTACGGATGTTATTGCTCCCCCCCCTGTTGAGTCGCTTAATAGGTTTTTCTCTACCAAAACATAAGATATCTTATCTTCCTGCAGCACCAGCACATCTGTTTCCCTTCCATCAATCACCGCTATATCTCCAAAAGACTGATCTAAAGATTTGTAATTTGATAATCCTAAATTAAATTCGTTGAGTCTATTTATATTGGCTTCAGTCTGGTATGTGCCACTATAGGTTATATCAGCAAACCTTCTTATTTCTTTATACTCTGAGTTTAGCACAGCATTTGTTCTGCCACCAAACAAGAAAAATTGTTGGCTTAAAGAATCTAATACTCTAAAACTTTCTATGCCATTGCCAAACGTAAAGCAATTAAAAAAGTCTAGGTTTATTATCCCTTCTACTGCTAATGTTTGGTTGGTGTCTCCATTTGAAGGAACGCCTAAATGTGTGCCATCTGGTGCTAGTTGATATGTTTGGCTTCCTTCATAATACAAATCAGCATTGGCATCTAAAGGAATCGTCTCAAACCCTAAAATATTGGGGTTTCTGGTAATACGCACCATAACCTCTAGCCTATTACCCTTCTTTCTGCCAGAGCAATATGGATATCCCCCAACTACTCTCATAATTAAATAATCTTCAGGTAGATTAGGCACTTGAAAGAATTGTATCATAGAGTTTCCTGGATCTGCATTGGACGTAGTGGTTGGTGCAACAGGAGTAAATGCGCCTGGTACTCCAGTCCCATCCCCCATAGTAGGGTAATAAGTGGCTATACCAGATCCTGAGTCATCTATGCAATCTATACTTTGATCGGGTGAGTTTGCCCATGCAGCTGGCAAGCCTTCCCCCTCAAAAAACTCTTTCACATTAGTGTAGTCAGCAGAGGCAGTTATACTTACATCCATAAGTGTCAACTTTGCTCCGCAGGTATCTTTACATTTCTTTTGAGGCTCTCTCTCTACATTTACCAGTATTTGTACTTGATCGCCCTCATCTATTGTCCATCTAGTGGCTGTTGCCCCACTACCAGAAAAAACTTCGTAGTTGGCAAACAAATATTCCTTTGCTCCAACACCATCATTAATCCTATTGTCTTTATCTTTCTTGCTGTTTACTTTTATTGTTCCATTAGTAAAGACCTCAGTCTGCTCTTTTTCGGTATCAAAGCAGTTAGGCTTTAGTTTCATGTATACACCTTGCCTCTCAAATATTGTTTCAGGAGTTATTGGATCATCGCCACTTAAAAAGTTTCTTTGCTGGTTTTGCTTATCTAAAACTTCTACAATACAACAGTCACCTATAGCTCCGCTAATATCAGTTTTTACACGCAAGAAAGCTCCTACCTCTACCTTAACTTGATTCTCGCCTTCTAGCTGTATCCATGTGTCATTTGTCCCCACCTCAGTATACCAGTTATTGGCGTATATGGTTTGATATAAATATCGGTCAGGTTTCATTAAAAACCTATAGTGCGTTGCCCAAGCAGGAGCTATTTGTGATTTCGGTATTTTTATTATAGCTCTATTCCTAAATGCAGATGCTACACAGGGAACATAAACAGAATTATTTATACTTACCAATGCGGTAGTGGCTCTCCCATATTTATCTAAATACTCCATCGCCACTTCATAGTTCCTATCGCTATGCAGGCTTTTATTTCCCCCTGGAGCTTGTGAATTTCCTTCAGCACTGGTAATTTGAAAATATTCTGCCATGCATGGAGACAGACTAACCCCCACCTCTACGAGGTTCAACCCTAATATCCTAAACCCAATACTGCTTGAGGCTGGGGTAGAAATAACCTCTATAGCATCTTGCCCTGTAATTCCAGTGTACCCTGATCTATGCCCACTCCAGCTTGCATCAGGTGCTAAATTTAAATTAGCATTAAAGACATCAGTAAGAGTACCCCCATTAGAGGCAAGGAATAGATTAGCTTCAATATATGTTATGTTTGGGTTTACTCCTGATAATCCCTGCCCTATTGCTGACAAAAAGGCATCGCTAGTTGCTAAGTCGTAAACGGTGGCGTAGTCTTGAGGTAAAGTGTAGGTCAAGTCAATAGTGAAAGCTCCAGAGCCAATGTTGGGGGGGGGAACTGCAACGGCACAGGTAGTATTTTGCACCCACTGTGAATGCTCAATATTGAGCCTGAAATAAAGTTGTGTTCCAGCGGTGAGGGCTACTCCCGTTAAATCAAAATTAGCTATCTGGTCTGTGAAGGTGGTAGCTGGCGAACCCCATCCCAAAATATTATTAAGAGCATTATCATAACTTACAGGCAGATCAATATAATTAACTGAAGCTCCACTCCACTCCACATAGTAATCTAGATTTACTTTTGATCCATCGCTGGTCAATAAATCATACCCCTCTAAATAGTTAGCATACATTAGCCTATTGCCTACAATGCTTTGAGCACGAGAGAGTCGTGGAACATTATCATACAGCCTTAGTATTTCTGATTCAGGAAGAATAGTATAAGTCTTACTGTTGTCAAAAGTTATGGATTGATTGGTTACGCCAGTTGCTACCTGCACTGGGGTGCTATTAGGTAAGCCTAAAACCCCCTTGTCTAACTTTTCTGCTACTCTAACGTAATTGTCATCAGCAAACTTAAAGCATATGTCTATGCCCTCCACTGTATCGTCACCAGTAAGGAAGTCTATGTCCACAGCGTTAAAGTCATTCTCCATGCCACTATTAGTATAGTTGTCGGTATTAATACCAAATGATGAGGTCGCAAATGCGAGTGTGCTAAATGGGGATAATGCACTATATTGATTGTTCTTATATTTCCACCTATAGGCAAACTGTATCATCCTATCGTGAAGGTAATTAACCTGCAGCGCAGTATTAACAAGGGTTATCTCAGGAGAGAATAGGGGGGGGGCTTTAATGACATTTAAGATGTCTTTATCCACAATAAAGGAATAAGGGGTATTGATGTCTAAAGATCTTGGTGGGTTATAGTTGTCAGTGAAAAATAAAAGATTTTCTATAATATTAATGCCATTAATTAAATAGGTTGGGTTGAAGTTTAAGGCTGTAGCTGTTCCTGTGCCATCATCATCGGATTCTACCAGATAAACTAAAGTGGAATTAATAACATTATAAGAGACTACAGCATCATATTTCCCTGAAGGAGATAGAGGATTGGCTGGATCATGAACCATCCAATAAATAGTATCATTAGAACCATCTTGATATGAGCCAATGCAAACAGCCGATGCAGATAGGGCAACATTCTGATATAAGATAGTGGCTATCTCAACATTCCCTTTAGTTTTTTCTACAGATCCTATGTCAGTGGTTTCTGTATTACCAACTCTAATATTTAAAGCGTCTACGTATTCCCCATCAGGAAGTAAGCGTTCATCAACGCTTTTATTCATCCTTCCCTTTACAAAGGTTCTTAATAGTTTCCCCATCTTACTTTAACCATTTAGCCTGCCCTCTTAAATTCATAAGAAGTCTACCAGGATGAATATTACTCATTCTAATTTTAGCATTTCTTAATAATGCTGACTTGTTCTTCTGAGTCCTCTTAATTATATACTCCTGTACTCCATATTTGCTGCTCAGAATGGCATATTCAATATAAGCATAAATGTATTCTTCAAACAACTTGTTTACTGTTACTTTAGTGTTATCACCATTATATAGTCCATCAGACACATATTCTAATACACACGATTTTTCTGACATCCCTGAGCTGAAATTAATAACGCCAGCCTTTTGGTCTATCCTAAACGTAGGGTTTTGATTCGCAGTTTCAGTGTTAAGCCCGAACCTTGCACCAATTGGGTATTCAAAAAACCAACCCCCATCTATGTTCCACCCTTGCTGCCCATGATATGGGCTGTTTTGATTAAGGTAAATGCTTCTATTTGTATTATTAAGTCTTGATAAATCCAGCTCTGAGTTTTGTGGTCTAAGAATATTTCCATCTATATCAAACAAAATCCTGCAATCATTATCCTGTAGATAAGCATCAGAAGACATGGCTTGGATATTTTCTGTCATCGGGAATAGCGAGCCATTCTCCCACAGCGAGATTCTAATCCAGTTTACATAATCAGGCGGCAATACAAATCTAAGATCAGCACACACATCTAACTGCAAAACTTTTGTTTCTTTAAAAGCATCATAATTTAATTCCTGAATAGCTCGCTTGGCGTGGAACAGAACCTTATACCTCTCTTCATTGTTAACTAATGAATGATTCCCATCATACATTAAGAGGAAGTTATTTATAATATCCTCTAAAGAAATATATTGATATGATCCCCAATTGGCATTTTCAGGGGGATTGCCATTGTTTTCGTAATATTCATATGCTGTTATATACGCCATTATCTTTTAGTTTTAGTTCGTGTTGGAGGAAATAATCCTTGATCTTGTTCCTCTTCATTTTCTCCAGCCTCTCCAAACTGAACAGCCATTACTTCTCTGATAGACATACCTGCATATTGTAGTATCTTATAAACCAAATCTGTAGAATCAGATTCAGGCAATTCAAAATCTTGATATCCTACTACCGATTGATTGAAAAATGCCTCTCCGTTAGGTAGTGTGGACGAGGTCCAGATAGGCTCTTTAGGATATCTTATATATGCCAACGCACACCCCAAAGATTTCCCCGCATCAGCCACTGGATAAAGAGTTATCTGGTTGCCTAGATCTCCTAACGTAGCTACTCCTGGACCTTCTGTGTTGGGAAACCCCATTTGAGAGAAGATATACGCAGGGAACTGCTTAGATGGAGCTGTAAGGTTAGACTTTAATAGTCTACGTATATTATATTCACTTACTCTTTCTGCTTCATTCTCTAGCTCGGTCGTTCCCTCCGCATCTTTCAACCCCCATTGAACATTAACTAGAGTGTACCAATCTTCTGGCAACGTAAATGTTTGATCAGAGCCACCGATCAAAGACAAGGCTTCATATTGAGTAAACGTATCTATTACCTCATTGGTTTGCCTAGCAATGTCTGCATGACCAGCACCTGCTAAACGAGCATTCTCTGCATTAACAGTCTTATTAATATAATAAAAATAATCTTCAAACAGGTCTAGCTGTGCTTGCTTGGCAAAGAGGTTAAAGTCTATGGGTGAAACATAACCATAATTATTCTTGTTTAGAATGGAGAGGACAGTCTCTCTAACTTTGTTAATCATTGACATATTATCCTATTTGTTACAAAGATAACGAAAAAAAAAGAGCACCTAAAAAAAGCGCTCTTCATGTACAGGTTTAACTACATAAGATATGTATCACCATCCCTACGAAATGCTAATCCCTATAACCTTAGTGCCAGCTACTTCAAGAGCAGTGCCAGCCTGAGTTACCACATCTTTCCAATGTGTTTGGTTGGCTGCAGTAATTAAGTCTTGAATAGCGTTTCTAGGACTTTCATCTCCTACAGGGACTGGTTCATGAGTAAGAGTAATTAAGTCAGCCGCACCAGGACCATCATAATGAATATATACAATATATTCAAGTCTTTGCTCAACCATAATAACATTTACAGCAGATACAAGTTGATCTGCAGTTTCTGTAGCTGAGTGAATATAATAATCCTTCGCAGTATCAATGCCTGGAGGACTTACTGACAGTGTAGTATCATTATCTACAGCTACTACTGTGAAGAAGGTATCGTCTGTTGATTGATGAATTATGTCTCCAGGATTAATCCCATCAAGGGTAAAAGTTGCTCCTGCATCTATTAATTTATCTGGTCCTCCTGGACCTGCCGAGCCATCTGTTGTTGTAGTTCCACTTGCCAACAATACATATACTGGTATATTTAAAAACTTTTCCATAATATTTATATTTAAACTGTTGCTATACCACCTACAGCAAATGGGATATTTAATACATCAAAAATAACTTCTCTCCAGGGCTGCTGCAAGCTAGAAACGACAGATGTTTGAATTAAATCTCTCATGGCTTCAGTTGGATTAATTGCGTGAGTGATAGTTGTTACTTTGCCACCTCCATAGGTGATGACTACTGTTGTGGTTGAACCTTGTTCAATCAACTTAATGTCAGTGCTGGAGACTAATTGATCTCCTTCGCCAGTGACAGGAATACTTAAAAACTTTTGCATAGTTAAAAAAATTAAGTGGTTAATAATAAATATATACAAATATACATAAAAAAACCCCACCTTGAGAAAAGCAGGGTTCTTAACCTAAAATCGTCTCATACACTGAAAATAAACTATGAAAGACAAAGCAAATATAGAGATGTTTAGGCTTCTGCCAAACTCTCTGCCATATTTTCTAACATCTTCAACGCCTCAATGCCTTCGTCAGACTGTAAAAAAGAAGCTACAATGTAGTCTCTGCTCTCGCCAAAAGGCACAGTTAGCATTTTCTTTTTATTGGTTTTTGTATTGAAGTAAACATCCTTGCTGTTTTTCCAACTTAATAGAGAGCCTCTAAAGAAACTGTCTACCTTCGCCTGCAAGTCTAGCATTGGATCATTAAGGAGATCCAGGAACTCTTTAGGATTGTTGCGTGCATAAACTAATATATCACGCTTCACTTCTGCTGAAGTCATCTTGTCTGTACTTGTTCCTAATCCCACTCTTGCTATCTGCTCTGCTCTGGTAATATCCATTTGCCTTGCAGCAATCAAAGCGTCTACCTCATAATTAATTATTTCCAGCTCTGCGCTGGCATCATTTTCATGATTTACTTCTATGAATGTAGCACCATTCTCAGGATGGTAGTGTAAGAACTTCTGAAGAACTTGGTTTTCCTTTCGCACAAACAAAAATCCATCTTCAAAGATAATAGGTTCAAGGATAGCGTTGCCATCTTGATCAGCTTCAAAGGGAGTCTTTTGATTTCGTGCATAACGAAGAGGTTTGTTAACACCCTCTTTATCGTCAAAATATAATAAGGGTTTTCTTTTAGTATGTTTAGAAGACAGCATAAAAGCTAATGGTGCTGCTTCTCTTGTGAGTTTGTAAGTCTTATTTACAAACAACTCATTGTGTTTTTTCTTTGCCATTGTATTAAATTAAATTAAAGTTAAAAAAAGGAGTGACCTAAGCCACTCCCTTTATTTGAATTGTAAAAACTAATCTTCTATAAGGAAGAAGTTGTTCGCACCCAATGTGCAACAAGCTCTTTCTGACAAGAAGTTGACCTCCATTGCATCCAGATCAGAAGTTCTTGCGCCACCAGCAGAACCAGTGATCCAAGTTTTATACCTTCTATCTTCAGTTTCTGAAGCTCTATAACGAACATGAAGGAAAGGTCTTTTCGCATTCTTTCCTAAGATTTGGTCATAAACAGTGGTAGATCCTGCAGGAACTAAAAGTCCATACACTTTACCAGCGTTAAGTCCACCTCTCATAGAAGCATCGTTAAGATATTTCCAATCAGATTTGTAGAAATCATACCCTCTTCTGAATCCAGTGAATCCAAGATTAAGAGCCATTTCCTCATCGTTATCAAAAAGTCCATAAGAAGTACCACCTGCGCCATAAGAATTTTGAGCAGCTAACATATCATCTATGTCAAAACTCATTTCTCTGTTACAGAAAATAACATTCTCTTCAATTGATCCTTGCTTATCAAGCCTTTGGATGATAGCATCGAAGTCAGCTAAAGTAGCAGGAGCACCTTGAAAGACGTTTCCTCTTGCTTTAACCACCCAGAAAACACCTTGTGAGCCATCAGCTACGCCAGCAGCTAAATTCGCTACGTTTTCCATAGGAACAGCTTCGATCATTGCAGTTTCAAGATAATCATCGAAACGCATTCTTGTATCTGACTCAGACTTCAAGTACCATAAGTACCCTGTAGCACCAAGTTCAGATGTGATCTCAATCCATCCTATTTGAGCCATATCAGAACCACTGACAGCATATTTGTCTTTGATTATGATTGGTTTGTTTTCAAAGATGTAATCATCAGATTGAAGACTTTCAGTCATACCATTCTGACCTTTTGCAAATTCAGAGCCATAGATGAAAACTGTTAGTTGATCAGTATTGGCAAATGTTTGCCCACCCAGCTCATAATATGAAACAGCAAAAATGCCATTCACATAATCAACAGTACCAACAATCCCTTTATTCCAAAGAGTAGCTGCACCAGCATTCGCTGATATCATTACTGTTTGACCTTCTCTGATTGCTATTCCGCCATTACCGCCTGTGGTTGTACCTCCTCCGCTAATAGCTGGAGTTAGGTTATCACTAACAGTAATGTTGGCTGTATCTGCACCAGCCCCTGCATCTGAAGCACAATCGGTGTACTTAATGTGCAACCTTCCTTGTTCTGCCCATTTAATAAGGTCAGAATTTGAAGGCATTTCTGCGCCTACCATTCTTAGGAAGGAGCTGATACTTCTGTTGCCATACCTCTCAAATTCTTTCTCATATGTATCAGGTAAATACTGATTCATAAAATCAAAATCTGCGTTAGTGAGGTAATTAGTTGCAACAGCGACTCGTTCTGCACTTGGAATCAAGTCGTATCCTGGAGTTGCTAAAACACTCATAATTTCTATAATTTTAAATTAATAATTTATTTCCTTTTTCTAATTTTCAGCCTGTTACCATCACTGGTAGCAGTAACTGCTTTGATTTGCATACCACCCTTGCTAGATACTTCTGGAGATTTTGTTGTGGAATAGTCAATATTTTTTGTGTTTTTCGCATCTGTTGTTACAGCATCTGCTTTGCCTTTCTCATAAAAAAATCTCGCAAACTTATCTGGATAGTTTGCTATGGCTAATGCCTTGTGAAACCCCTTATGGTTAGTGATCTCCCCTGATTCATTCAAATAGTTCTTTACCCAATTGGTAATATCGCCATTTGATTTCTGCAGTTCTTCCACCCCAGCTGGAGTAAATGAAAGGGTTTGGTCATCTATTTCAAAATCAAAACCTTTGAAATCGTCATTAAAAACCTCTTTTACATTCTTCAAATAAATTTCTCTATTATCAGAAATCCTTTCCTCTTTGGCTTTAGCTTCTTGTAGCTTTATCTTAAACTCTGCCATTTCTTTATCAGCTTCAGGATCATTTGCCTTTCTTGACTCAAGTGGCACTTTATATTGCTCCTTCTGCTCCTCAAAAAATTTGCGAGCTGTAGATACTGCTTTCTTTTTGGCTAATTTCTTTTTCTTAATTTCCTTTTCGTCATCTAAATCTTCATCGTAGTCAAAGTCTTCCAACATATCTGATATGTCTTCATCATCTAAATACTCATCAGTTGACTTATAGTAATTAGCTAAAAGCTCGTCAGGATTTGCCTTATCAAAGTCCTTGTTTAATTTAACAAAGTCTTCAATAGTCCTGCCAGTTTCTTTTTTATATTTAAAGTAAGCCGCAACATCTTCTGGTAAATCAGCAGCGTTGTCTCTTTCTTCAAATAATTGGTCTAGAGAGTCTATCTCTTTACCATATCTTTTTCCAATATATGAAAGAACGTCTCCATCACTAAGTGATGGTTTGTCTTCTTCAGTTGACGCTGAAACTTCAGCTCCCTCAACCTTTTCTTCTTTATTTGTTTCGCCATCCACAAACTGTTCTTCATGCTTTTCTAGCAATTCTTTTTCTACTTCTTGTGTAGATTTTGGTTCGTGGTCGATGACTCTTACTTTCATTTCTGCCATTTGATTATATTTAATTAAAGTTGTTATACAAAACTACATAATTTATTAATACCAAAAAACCCAGATTTTATCTTGGCTCAAATTCAGCTAAATCAAAGCCATCCAGTGAATCTTCATTAGACTCAAAGCTTTGAGGTGGCAAGTTATTCTTTCTTTGATTAATTAATTGCGATTGTTGAGTGTTGGCTTGATCAATACGAGTTGCTTTTGCATCCTCTCTCTGATTCTCTCTCTCTTTAAGAGCCCTTTCGGAAACATCCCTTAGTTGCTGCTGATATCCAAACTCTTCTGCCATTAATACTTTTTTGAGTTCTGCTTCTTTTTCTAACCTTTGCATCCCCATACTAGTTTCAGCCTGTATCACAGCTATCTTAGATTTTGCTTCCATTTCTATCTTAGCCATTTCAGTCTGAGACTTCATTTGCTGTGCCTGAAGTTGAGCCTGCGATTGCATCTCTTGCATCATCTGTGCCTGCTCTTGGTCCGATGCTGCTTTTTCTTTACGCTTTAACTTTAATAGCTGGTTGGCAAGTTTAATATTTTTTATTTCTCTAATATCAATGGCATCCTCTAGGTTGATGTCATTTTTAGAAAGAGCCATTTGTATGTTTTGTTCCAACATAGCCTTTTGGACTTCGTCAGGAGAAACATCAATATAAACTCCAAAATCATATAGATATAAATCCTTGATGTCTTCTAGAATCTTGAGATTATATTTGCCTATCTTGTTGGCGAACTCTTCTTTGAACTCACTATATTCCAATACATCCGACATCCTATATGACAACCCCTGAGCTAACTTCCTTATAATATAAAGACTAGAATCCAAGATATGTCGTGTGGCAGTATTTGAATTTAAAGCAGCTAATTTCTGAACTCCTACTAATGAATCAGGATTAGGCGTAGAGGCATCCCTTGCTTCATTGAGTCCTGTTACTGCTCTAATCATGTCTAAATAATGATTATAGTTCTGTAGAAGCATTTGCATTTTGCCAGTCCCATTATTAGAATTAAGCTGGGTAATAGGGATTTTCCCTTGATTATATTCCCCATCTTGAGTATAGCTTCTGCCAATAACACTTCCTGTTTGGAAGTATAGCCTTAGTGCATCTTCAGGATTATATGCTCCTCCTCCTCCTAAATCTACTTCATTTAACCCATCGGCATCAATATATACGCCATCAGGAACTACCCTAGATACTACCTGCTGCAGTTTAAGATGGGTTATCTGAATAAGATCCGCAAAAGGTATCATCCTAGAAACTAGAGATTCTATATTGCCTTTATACATTCTGGGGGCTACTGCTACATATTCTGATAACGCATACTGGCTTGCAGATTTAGGTCGGACCATGTTTTTAGCCATTTCCCACTTCAATACGATGTTTGTTCCCATTACCATTACACCCTCATACCACACTTCAATAGTTTTCTCTACCTTCTCAAAGTTTCCTTCATCCATCAATTCTTCAGGAGGATTAAAGGTGTCTTCCTTTTCTATTACTCTTTCACCACCATTGTCTAGCTTCTTTTTTTTATGAACAAACTTCTGAGTGGTTTTATAGTTAAAATACATTAATGTTGCGGTGTCTCTGGCAAAGATGCTATTCTGATACCACTGTGCTACATTAAAGTAATCATACCATGTCTGACTATATTTAGCTATTTCCTCTAAATCATCAGTGGTTAAGGTAGGATCAATCTTCATTAATTCAGTGACTGCCACTGTTTTTATCTCTCCCCAATAAAAGCAGTCTTTCATAAATGGATCTTCTGTATAACTATATACCATATTAGCTGGATCAACATACTCTACCTTTATCCCAGCTCCAGGAAGGAAATGTTGCTTTGCTGCTCCAATGCCTATAACCATGAGGTCATAGTCTATTCTTTTTCTCAAGTCTTGATATTCATTATCTTCCAATATACTATTGATGCCTATCTCCTCAGCAATCTCAATAGCTGGCTTATAATTCATTTGCATATATAAACTGAGTGCAGCGTCATCTTCAGGAATATCTTCAGGGGGCATAGTAAAAGTGTCTACCCCAAAAGTACCCTGCAGCTCTCCTAAAAAATCCTTAGATACCATCTGTCGTTCTAAATTCTCTTGAAAGATGTTCTTTTTTTCTGATGACAGGGCATCTTGTGCTTCTACTTTAACTTCAAACAAACGATCAGACATCCCATTCACTACAATGTCTACAAACTTTGGAAGTATAGGAACAGGTGTCCAGTCTAAATTTAGATAGGATAAGTCACCATCTATGGCTAGTTCATTTTTATATTTCTCTATTGACTGTTCGCCTCTGGCATAAATCCTGCGTCTATAGAACTCATTCCATTGATTGTAAAACCTACACTGGTTGCCATCTTTACGAAACCACTCATACTGAATAGCTTGACCAATCTGCAACCCATACTTCATAGTTTTTTTCTCACTGTCGGAGACGTATTGGCTTGGGAAGCCATTGGGGGTTATTTGAATGCTTATTTGTTCCATTTCCTTATCATTTCGCTTTGATTTCCTTTATTGTTATACCTTGCAAAGTTAACTCTTATTTTTGACTGTTTCTCTGCAGCTGGCTGATAGAGGTGTCTTTGGTTAGCCATAATAGCTAATCCAGAGCTAATACTGGCATCATATCTCGTTCTATTATTTATATCAAACCTTGCCCAATCCTCTAAAGTTCTAGTAAAATACATAGAACCCATTTCTGTTTCTTCTCTAAATACCCCCTCTAGGTCCATCCCTACATACTTCTCTATATAAGATTCAATGGCTGCTGCATGAGCTTGCTTTATATCTTCTGAACTATTAGGTATACCACCTAACTCCTTTTCTGTTACAGAAAGTTTGTTTTTATGTTTGTCTGGTCTGTTCATGCAAAAGTGACGATATCCTCTATTTTTAAAGTGATAGAGTAATCGTGGTTTGTTGTTCTCTACTAAAATAGGCATTCCATAGAATATACACGCCATTAATACCTCTTCAAAAAAGATCTCTGCTGTCTGCGGTCTAGCAATATATTGCAAAAAGAACTCGTTGCTTGGAGCATCATCTACAGTAAATTTAGTCAGTCCATGCAAAGCCCCATTAGAAGCCCCTCCTCCTACTGTTCCTGAAATGTCATAACTATCACAGCCAAATGATCCTATATGTTCATTGCCTGGATATTTTTTCCCATTACGTTCTATAACTCTATTTTGTAGATTATGGGCAGGAAGCCATGAGACAATAAATCTACCTTTAGGATCAGGAGTCCAAATCACCTTAGTGTCTTTAACCCCATCCTGCCATATGAACTTTCCTCTTGTTAAGAAATGCTCCCTTATTAAAGTATCGTTGTAATCTATCTGTTGATATATTTTAGTGAGATTAAAAAGAGAAGACTTGCTTTCATCCCTAAAGGCATGAGATTCTGTTCTGGGGAATTGTCTATAAAATTCATTTAAGGCATCTGAGTCTCTCTTTAATGAGGCAACTTCATTTTTCCAATAGTCAATTGCGCCCTGATAGATATACTCTCCATCAACCCCAGTGGCTGGTGTTTCAGGATTATTGAAAATTGCCATCCCATAAATATCTATGAACCCTTCCATATTCCACTCCATAGGTATGAATAGATTATATAACCCGCTTTTGGTTTGACCATTAGCATTCCTTGTATCTAAACTAGAATCAAAATATAACTTCTTGAAGTTTGATCCACCTTTATCCAAAGCATTACAGGTTGATCCCATCATACACTTTCCTATAACCTTGCTCCCTAGTCGCAAGCAAGTTTTAGTAACACGCCAGTTATTAAGTATATTGTCAGGCTTGGACCACTTCCCACTTTCATCGTGGATTAATAGCAACAGCTTTTCGCCATCATAGCTATTGTCAGAAGTGTTTTTCCAATCAATGGTAGTGTCTAACCCATCAACATGATCAGCCGCAACCTCATACATATTCTTTTTAGTAATCTTGCTGGCTGGAACTCTATATGCCAATTCTGTTTTGGGTTTATCCATTCCATCTTGAACAGGCTTAAAAAAGAATGGGTAGTTGTTGGAGATAGGAACTACTTTGTCAGTAAACATTTTTTTGGCATCTGCTCCAGTCTTTGATAATACACCAACCCTAGAATCTTTTACTAATGTCCCTCTATTTACTGACTCTGAAGATCCCATAAAAGAAAACCCTGACCTTCTTATTTTTAAATAACATAATCCAAAACACCGCTTATCAGCCATACACGCTTCCCAAAAAATATAAAAAAGTCTATTGGCTTCTCTAAAGTCTGGTAACCCGACATCAATCTTTGTCCACTGGAGATACATATAATGCGCTCCAGTAATATATGTTGGTGTGCCTTTATTGTAAAACCAAAAACCCGCTTCACGCCTATTGAACTCTTCTTCAATGTAATCTACCCAACGATCCTTGAAACTCGCTGGCATATCATTCCACTGGAAAATACTCTTTACCCTTTTTAAGTCTTTATGATAAGAAAATGGTTGCCAGTATTGCTTTAGTTTTTCTTTGTGAAGAGAGAATATGGTTTTAGGTGCTAATGGTAACGCTATTTTTAAATTATTAATAAGATATATTTCCCCAATTGTCCCATCAGTGCTAATATTAACCAAATCATATTTTTCATTGTATCCATAACCCCAACTCTTTTTTTTGTTTTTAGTAGTTAAAACACTCTTAGGGATAACTCCATTTAAAACTCTATATAGTTTATTTTGATCTTCTTTCTGCAAACCCCTGCGTTATATTATGGTTGTTTTTACTATTAGATAACTCAATATTTTCCTTCTCTAATTCTATTCTATTCAATATTTCAAAAGCATCTTGAATGGCTAACTTTTTTGTGGCTGCAGCATTTTTTAATCTATCCGCTGCCAGCTCGTCTTCAGGATCTGGTTTGATGATCTTTTCTTTAGCGACTTTAATTAATTGATTAACCGCCTCATATCCTGCTTCAATTATTTTTAATTTGATTTCATTAGAATTATTCATAAGGTCATAGTTATGTTTCGTGTATACATCCTATATAACTTCTCTCCATCAATCTGAAACTCATATTCACTCTCTGGCTCAAAACATATGAGTGCTCCATTATGCACTCCTAACTTATCTAGTTCTTTGTTATTATACCTCATCCTTCCCACTAAAGCTTCTTCAGTGCCAGGCTTCTCAATAAAGTATTCTTTCTTATCAATAGGCTTCACAAAGCAGTTGTTAGAATGACAACGCCATTCTCCATTGTGATTATAAGCATAAAATTGTGTCTCATCAACTAAAAAGGTATTATCTTTTAAAAAGCTCCTTCCACTCTTTTGCCTTCCCCTCATGTCATAATATATTTTAAACACATTATGATGGACTACCAATATATCCCCTTTAACAATATCTCCAGTATAATTAACGGGAGTAGAGACTACTACCCCCATCCTATTGGTAGATTTAAAGTTCTCTTGAGAGGTATTCGATATGAAGTTTACTCCTTCATAGTCTATAGTATTGTTGTACCTTTTTTCATTTAATGGGGTGACAATAAAATAAAAGGGAGATCTCATATTAAAAGTTTATGTTGTACTCAATAGATATCGGCATCTCTGGTCCAAACTCTTTCCATAAATATACCTCTGACTCTTTAATTATAAAAACTTTATACGAGTTTTTTATATCATCTTTTTTTATGCAGTGGATCTTATAGTTCTTTCCCAAGACATCCTGATCTACAATGTAGTGCATCGCACTAGACTTATAGTCAGATCCAATTGATATTTTCCTAATATCATCCATAATAGATTACATAGCATACACTACAGCAATAATCGCTGGTCCTCCTGGTCCTCCTATCGCAGGCAATGGTAAAGCCCCTGCTCCCATAATAGTAGTAGGATCAACGCAATATAAATCTCCTGTGTGCAACCCCGCAGCTAGTGCAGCAGTATTGTCTGGAAACACATGAGAAGTAGTCATTTCCGACCAAAGAGAGATGTTGATGACAGGCACTGGCGGGAATGGTGCTGCAGGGAATTGAGCGGTTGCGTTATCCCCTAACGCTACACATCTTATATCTTGAGCTATTGCGGTATTCCCTAACGCTGTTCCCTGATCTGCGGCAAATGTTCCTTGACCTACAGCTGTTGCTGCTCCTCCCACAATACTTGAGTTGCCTATCGCCACCGATCCAATTGCATTTAAACTGCAATCTGTTAAAGCACCTACGAGTACATTGTCATTTCCAACAGAAAGAGAGGCAGCAGAGGATGTGCCAATAAGAGTATTGTTGGTGGAGGATGCTATATTAGGTGCTGCACTATCCCCAATAACGACATTCCCTGTTGCGGCTAATGCGCCCAAAAGCATAGCATCCATTCCTATAGCAATATTTGAATTTCCTGTTGTTATACTTAACCCTGCGTTATGACCAATGCCAATGTTCCCTATTCCCGATGCTATGCCTCCTAGTGAAAACGTGCCTACACCCACGTTGAAGTTAGCGGTATTAGAGTTCATGGACTCCATAGAATGACCGCCTATCGCTGTATTAGAGTCACCAATAGATCCAGCTCCTGGTCCAGATAATGCACTACTCCCTACCGCTGTGTTTAGGGAGGTATCCTGTATTCCTATTCCTGCCCTATATCCTACAGATGTGTTCTCGTTACCAATTTGAAGGTGTTCAAGTGCATTAATTCCAAGTCCTGTATTTTGTGTACCAATAATTGCTGGGAGTGATAATGAATGATACCCATAGGATAAGTTAGCATCTCCAATAGGATGCATTACATCAGCGTAATAGAGTCCTTGTTGTAAAGTAAAAGTTGTGGCGGGAGCAGGAGGAGTTGTCCCTATAGTAATATCTGGAAATCCCGCTGCTGGAGCAAGATCAATTAATATTTTATCAGTTGCTGTAGGAGTGTTAGTAGCGTCTCCTGTAAACACATTAGATTGTAGAAGAGACAACAAGCTTAATGGAGCACTCCATGCCAATGGCGCACCTGGTCCTGCCGAGGCTATTACCTCTCCAGCTACTCCTGCTACTCCAGCTAATGTTATTCCATTGTCGAATTGAAAGTTATGAACGCTTAACGAATCAATTCCTCCAGTACCTGTTAGGTTTATTTTAGATCCTGCACTAAATGCCCATATATCAATGTCTCCATC